TTATCGTTCGTCAGCCGCTTGTTGCTACTGAGAACGTTGACAAGTTCGATGTGCTTGTAAATGTAAAGGGCGGCGGCTATTCCGGACAGGCAGGAGCAATCCGCCACGGCATCGCCCGCGCACTGCTTCAGGTAGACGCAGATTACAGACCAGTCCTCAAGAGCGCAGGATTCCTCACCAGAGATCCGCGTATGAAGGAGAGAAAGAAGTACGGCTTAAAAGCAGCTCGTCGTGCTCCGCAGTTCTCAAAGAGATAATTCAACGCCGAAAAGCGAAAATTTACGAACCCCGAAAACGCTATGTTTTCGGGGTTTTTCAATGTAGTTCAATATATAAAGCCGTACACGGCGGCGGTAATTTCTGCACGGTATGACACACACATGACACAAGTATGACACACAGGAAAGCATATCTTCCGTAAGACTTTTGCAATCTTCCGTAAGACACGAAAGGCAAAAGAAAAGAGCGTATTCAAACGCCCTTTTCCTTGCAGTATTCGATGATTGCCGCCCGAACATCCTTCTTCGTTTTGCAATGGGTTGTGAACCCGTCTTTGAAAATGATATTATACCCGTCGTGCATATTCCCTTGAATCCCGGATAGCATTTCCCGGTTTTTGTCCGCAATCTGCATTGTGTCAAACATCCCTTCTTGATCCTTCCTGATTAAATCCTGAATGTATGCGTTGACGGACATTCCCTTATCAGAAGCAAGGTCTTTGATGATTGTTTTCATTCCCTTTGGAACAGCAAGTTCAATTCGTTCATAGTGTTCCGCTTTATGGCGGTTTTTGTATTCCGTTCTACTCATACAATCCACCACCTTATATTTTGTTGATAGCTTCCAATAGTTCTTGAATCTCAAAATGGGTATATACTATTTCTGTTACAGATTGCCCCTTATGCCCCACAATTTTCTTGATAACCTTATCTTGCACCCCGGCAACGGTCAAAAGGCTGATGCAAGTATGGCGGGTATCATGCGGGCGGTGTTTCATTCCCATTTGTTCAATAAGCGGCGTCCAATAGGAATCATAATAATTGCGATATTCAAAGTGCTTTCCTTCAGGAGTGGAAAGCAGATATTCACAATTGTTCTTGTTCATCCAGTATTCAAAGAACGGAAGAACTTTTTCAGCAATCGGAACTTTCCGGATGCCCGCTTTTGTTTTGGATGCGGTAATGTCAAACCATTTTTCAGAGAGGTTCACACATTCCTTTTTCAAATCCAGCAATTCCCCGATTCTAACGCCGGAATAGATCAGCATAAGAATAACCGTCATATATTCATTGCTATCTTTCCATTTCCAAACTGTTTGAACTTCTTCCTTACTGAACGGCTTTCGGTTGTATGCGTTCGGGTTTTTATCCTGATATTGGTTTATATCAATATATTTTGCATAGTCCTTGCCGCAAATATCATTCTGCATTGCGAATTTGTAAAGCTGGGTGAATAGTGCCTTTAGCTTTCGCAAGGTGGGATAGTTTTTCCCGCAGTTATCAATAACCCCTTGCAGATGGCTTTTCTTTACATCCACAAAACGCATTTTATATAGCATAGCACAAAGGCGGTAGGCTGCATTATATCCCTTGACATTGGAATCTGATATTTTGGGGTAATGTTCGGCAGACCACTTTTCAAACACTTCTTCAAAGGTGATCTTTGAACTATCCATATCATAGGGGTTTTGATGGTAGTTCCCTAAAGCAATAAGCCCTTCTTCTTTTGTTTCATAATATCCTATTGTTTTGAATTTTTGTCGGTTGATCCCGGCAGCTTCATCCACTTCCCAACCAACAGTAACCCTAACACGATAGGGCTTCCGTCTGTTTCCGGGCAGCTTGGACACGTTACCGAATCCGTTTGGTAGTCGCATTATACACTTCATCCTTCCATTGATTTCTGAATCATGGAATGGTATAATGACACTTGACCATTTCACGATTCTTTGCAGGTTTCTTGAATTGGTTGCTTTCGGAATCCCTGTCTATTGCAGTAGGCGGGGATTCTTTTATTTTGCCGTTTTCCGTTGCAGCGGAAGCGGCTTATTTTTGTTGCTTTTTCCAAAGCTGATAGTCAACAGAACTTTTTATTTCATCCTGAAAATCAGCAAATTCATTTTCGGTAAAGGTTGCCGTTCTTCCGTCTTTGGATAATTCAATAATGGAATGTTCTCCATCTTGGGAAGTATAGACTTGTACCGCATAGCCGATTGACTTTATATAGTCCTCAAAATGTTCATAGCTTGTTACAGAATTGGCAAGCAACGGTTCGCCGATTCCTGTTCGTAACCAATGACTATCAATATTGAACTGATTGCAAATTGCGTTTATATAGGTATCTCTTAGCCCCCTTTCACCTTTTTCAATATTGGAAACGCCGGATTTTGATAATCCTATGGCTTTTCCGAATTCCTCTTGTGACATATTGAGCAACAAACGAACCGCCTTGAATCGGTCATTTATGCTTTCGGTGGTATTCATTCAGAACCCCCTTTCATTCAAAATATGAACTTTGCAACTATAATATACTCTCTTTTGTTCTGTAAGTCAACAATAGTTTTCAAAAAGTTTTCAAAAGGTATTGACAAAGTACACAATCGGAACTATAATGTATTCAAACAGAACGAAAGGACGGTAAAGCCAATGTGTAAAGTTATTGAACTTGCAAACAGGTTAGTTAAGGAAGAAGAAATTCATTGGGATATTGCGGTTAGTTCAGATAATGGCGGGGATAGGTACAGAATCAGAAAAGTAGAATCCGATGAAAAAACCGCTATCATTGTTACTATTGCAACAAGTTCTTTTGATAATATCGTTTCTTTGAGAGATCAGGCATTAAGTGAATTAAAATCGCAGATGTTGAGAAATGAAGTGAAGGATGTCTTTGGCAAGTAGGTTATTCCCCCGGTGCTGCAACACCAACGGGGCGTGACCTTAAAAATCAGGATGAAGTGATTTTCGGTGAGATTATAATGAAAGAAGGTGTAAAATTGAAAGTTAATTTTCAAAAATTACAAATTGCAATGGCTAATGCTTGCATGAACAAAAGCGATTTAGCGGATTCAGCGGAAATTTCAAGAATTTCAATCAGTAAATATTTTTCCGGCAAGCGTCAACCATCCCCTAAAACAATAGGGAAAATTGCAAAGGCGTTGAATGTTGATGTTACAGAAATCATTGACGCAGAATAAGGGATTCCGAAAGCAAAAATTTTGAAGAAAGGACGGGAAACAATGAAGTATCGTATTGAATACGCTGATGGGAAATGCTGCAACATTGCCCAAAGCCGGAATGACCTGATTGATTGGTTGAAAATTCTGAAAGATGAAATCATAACCGACATTAGGAAGTTATACAAAAGCGGTGTATCTGATTCCGTAATGGATATTTATGAAAGATACATTCAGCATTAAGCAAAATCAGGATGAAGTAAAATTATACAGTAAAGGGGGTGTATGGTGTGTTGACGATTGAAGAAGCCGGGAAAATCATATTCAACAATGAGTATTGGAAAGGTGGGAATGGTGGCAATTTCAAAGCACCATATAGTAACAACGCCCCAAAGCCTTTTGAGGATGCAAAGCAGTATCGTTATATTTGCGGCGTGATTCCTGAATATGTGGTAATGGTAGATATTGACAATGAAGAAGCCTTTGAATGTAGATTGAACATTGCGAAAGCCCTAAACCAGCATTGTATTGTTATCAAATCCCCAAACAAAGGCGGGCATTTCTTTTGGTTCAACGTGGGAAAACAGCCTATCAAGAACAACAGCGGAAATAAAACCGTGCTGACCTTGAATCCGGTGGACTATAAAACCGGGATCAGGCGGGTTGAAAGTACCGGGGAAATCAAAAAGGCGAAATGTGCGGCAAGCCTTTCAAAAGAAGATGGTTCATTGCGTGAAATCCTCTATGCCAATATCAAGGACGGTGAAACGCTGGATGAAGTACCTTTTTATGATTTGCCTTTGAAATCCGGTTCAAAACATGATTTCTTGAATATGGGTGAGGGCGTAGGGCGGCAAGATGGGTTATTCACTTACATGAACCCAATGAAAGCGGCGGGTTATTCATACGAACAGTTCAGAGAGGTTGCGGAACTGATTGAACGGTTTTTATTTTCAACGCCTTTAGGGGATGAATTTGAAAACGCCATTCGCCGGGAAGCATGGGATTCCGTTGATGCCGTGGACACTTCACGATTTTACACCAGCAAGGGGCAATTCCTTCATAACAAGTTCGGTGATTATCTGATGGAAAAGTACCATATCAGGAAGATCAACGGATATATTCACACATACCGTGAAGGGGTGTATGTACCGGGATATGAACAGATTGAAAAGATTATGCTGAACGAGATTCCAACTCTGACACGAACAAAGCAGAATGAAGTTCTAAACTATATCAGGATCAAAGCGGAAGATTCGGCGGTTAGTTCCCCGGCGTTAATTCCGTTCAAAAATGGTGTGTTTGATATTGAACACTTTGAACTTTTACCATTTTCCCCGGAACAGGTGGTAACAAACCGGATTCCGTGGGAGTATAACCCGGCTGCAAGTTGTCTGTTGGTTGATACCGTGCTGGATCGGCTTTCGTGCGGGGATGCTCAAATCAGAACATTGCTTGAAGAAGTGGGTGGAATGTGCCTATACCGTGATAACACCATAGGCGGCGGTAAAGCCGTTATTTTGAAAGGCGAAAAGAGCAACGGCAAAAGCACTTTTATTTCCATGCTGCAAGCTATGCTTGGAAACGACAATGTATCAAACCTTGATTTCAAGGAACTGGACGGGAAATTTTCAACCGCTATGCTATATGGCAAGCTGGCAAATTTGGGGGATGATATTTCAGATTCGTACAAAGAAGATGTTGCAACCTTCAAGAAGATTGTCACGGGCGAACCATTAAAGGCAGAGGAAAAAGGAAAATCCCCCTTCAACTTTACGCCTTATGTGAAGCTGGTATTTTCAGCGAACAGCCTTCCCCGGATGAATGACGGAACGGGTGCAGCTATGCGGCGGCTTCTGATTGTTCCCCTGAACGCAAGGTTCAATGAAGGTGATGCCGGGTTTGATCCGCAAATTCGTTATAAGCTGAATTCACAAGAAGCCGTGGAATATTTCATTCAGCTTTCTATCAAAGGATTGCAACGGGTATTGCTTGCAAAGAAATTCACGATTCCGGCAAAGGTGAAGGAAGAAAAGGATTCCTATGAGAAGGAAAACAATCCGGTTCTTGCCTTCATTGATGAAATTGGAACGGATGATATTTTCAATGAGCCGACAGCGGCGGTTTATAGCCGCTATTGTGAATTTTGTCTTGCGAACGGTTACAAAGCTATGAGCAAGCTGACATTTTCAAAGCGTATCAATCAGGCGTTGAATTCGTCTGTTACGACAATGCGGGTAAATGGCAAGCCGCAAAAGGTGTTTATTCAGGCGTAACGGTTACATTTTTCAAGTAGTGTAACCGTTACAAGGCGTATATATCAAGGGTGTTACGGTTTGTAACGGTTTGAAGCAACTTCTATTATAGAAAAATAAAAAACACATATTATTGAAATTTTTTTCTAAAGTAAAAGAAATATATATAAGGCTTTGAACCGTTACAACCGGAACAGATAAAAAGAAAGGTGGTAAAACAATGGAAACAAAGAAATCTTCTATGTGCCCGGTAATGAAAGGCGAATGTTTAGTTGAATGTGCATTATTCAAGGATGGGGAATGTTGTATAGCTTTCGTTCCTGATTTAGTTGAAAAGCTGGAAGATGTTGTTTCCAGTATTGAAACGCTGGAACAAACAATCAGGAACAAGAATTTCACGGAATGAGAAAGAGAACATGAAGTTAGCAAAAGTTAGTATTTCTATGCGTATGGCATTATGAAACGGCAAAAAAGCGGGTATATTTTGGCATTTGCAGAACATGAAAGGGCAACAGTTACCCGCCTGAAAACCGCAAAAGCCTTGATTGCTGGGTTTATTCCTCTGTTTTGTGTCATGCGGGTGTAATAAGTGGAATTTGAAAAGTTAATTTCAAAAATGAGGGGGTGAGAATTTGAACAAGAATGAACAGGCGTTGAACACATTAAGAACTATTTTGGGTGAAGAATTATTCAAGATTGTATGTGATAATATGGCGGGCATGAGAGTTTATATAAAACCATATACCTTATATCAAAGCATGGTAGAACGGAATTATCATATCAAGGAAGATTTCTATTCCGGTGTAGGGGTTTCAGCATTGGCGGCAAAGTACAATCTAACTGAATCAAGGATTCAAGATATTATCTATGATCGTGAGGGCGGCTGAATAAGCCGCCTTTTCTATATCGGATTTTGACAAAAACCGCAATATTTTGTTATATAAATTGACTGAAACACAATATATAGTACAATTAAGATGATGAGCGTAACATGGAAAGAAGGTGATTGAATGAGCAAGCTGACAGAGAAACAGCGAAAATTTTGTGATGAATACCTGATTGATTGCAACGCTACACAAGCGGCAATCCGGGCAGGATATTCCCAAAAGACAGCAAACGAACAAGGTTCAAAGCTATTAAACAATAAAAGTGTTTCTGCATATATAGATGAACAGCTTGAACAAATCCATAGTGAGAAAACAGCCGATGCACAGGAAGTTCTTGAATACCTTACCGCTGTTATGCGGGGGCAGCATACGGAACAGACCTTGCAGCTTGTTAGGAATGGTTGTCAGGAAGTTGTTGATATTCAGGTGGCAGCCAAAGACAGAATAAGGGCGGCTGAACTTATCGGCAAGCGGTATGGAATGTTCAAAGACAATGTTTCCGTTGACCTTGAACCCGTGGTTATCGTGAATGACCTGAAAGAATAGGGCGGTGATACCATGAAAGTATCATTGCAGGAAGCAGTTGGAAAGAATTACGCTGATTTTTGGAACACAAAGAAGCGTTATCGAGTGTGCAAAGGTTCAAGAGGTTCAAAGAAAAGCAAAACAGCGGCTTTGAACATGATTCACCGATTGTTTGAATATCCTGAAAGCAATGGTTTGTGTGTACGCCGATATTCAAACACCTTGCGGGATTCCGTGTATAGTGATCTGAAATGGGCTATTCACAAGCTGGGCTTGGATGCCTATTTTGATTGCACCGTTTCCCCGATGCAGATAACCCGCCGTTCTACCGGGCAGAAGATTTTGTTCCGTGGCTTGGATGATGGTTTGAAAATCACTTCAATATCTGTTGACAAGGGCGTTTTGTGCTGGGTATGGATAGATGAAGCCTATGAAATCACGAATGAGGATGATTTTAATAAGCTGGATTTGTCTATTCGTGGTGAAGTGCCGGAAGGGTATTTCAAGCAAATCACCCTGACCTTCAACCCGTGGAGTGCTACAAGCTGGCTGAAAGCCCGATTCTTTGATACGCCGGATAATGATACATTCACCAAAACAACCACATGGGAATGTAATGAATGGTTGGATGAAGCAGACCGCAATATTTTCTTGAAAATGCAGAAGAACAATCCCCGCCGTTATCGCATTGAAGGTGAAGGTGAATGGGGTATTGCTGACGGACTGATTTACACCAATGTTGTATTTGAAGATTTCAATATTGATGAAATCCGTTCAATCAAGGGTATCAAGTCGGCGTTCAATCTTGACTTTGGATTTACTGATCCAAACGCCTTTGTTTGTGAAATGGTTGATAATGCTGCAATGAGGATATACATTTTCGATGAATGGTATAGAACAGGCGTTACCAACAAAATCATTGCACAGGCTATAAAAGATATGGGTTATGGCGGGCAGACAATAGTTTGTGATTCCGCTGAACCAAAGAGCATTGCCGAATTACAAGAAGAAGGCATTAAGGCTGAACCTTCCCGAAAGGGTAAAGATTCCGTGAATCACGGTATTCAGCTTATACAGAACTATCAAATAGTTGTTCATCCCGGACGATGCCCGGAGTTTTCAAAGGAAATCAGCAACTATTGTTGGAGCAAGGACAAAGACGGGAAACCAACGGACAAACCGGATCACGAATTTTCACATGGTATGGATTCTATGCGATACGGCGTTTCAAAAATCCTGTTGCCGGATGCCTTTAGTTTTGATTAAAAATAACACATTAGTAAAAAATAGCGTGGACGGGAAAACCGCCACGGCGTAAAGAAAGGATAAGGTGATAATATGTTCAAAGTTACAAAAACGCCCAAAACCCCTAATATTATTTGGGATGCTTCCAACAATCACCCCCTTTGCACATTTGTGAATGGGGTGTTTGAAACCGAGGATGAAGCACTTGCTTCCGAATTGAAGGGCAAAGGGTATGTTGTTGAGGGTGAAGCCGATGCAAAACCCGTTGACGAGAAAAAAGCAATTCAGGACGCAGATTCATTGATGGAGGTATAAAAATATGACAAAGGATCAGTTAAAGAAATATCTTGATAGTGTGATTGATGATATACGAAAACTGTATATCAATACACAGGAGCGTATTCAGGAAATTCAAAAAAATGCAAGTAGTGAATGGACAACGGTTTATAGTGTTCCGGTTCACATGACACCGGAACAGCAAGCGACAAATGCAGCGATAATGCAGGATGCAGTTAATAAGCTGAATGAGGAATACCGGAATAAGGTTGATGCGAAAATTCAGGAAGCTATGGATTTTATTGCAACATTAAAGAAAACAGCGATTCAGGATGTGGCTGCCGCTGAACCTGTTCCCACGGATATTCAGTTGCGTATGGCTGAACAGATTAAGAAGGAATACGGATATAACGGAAATGCCCTTGCACTTGATCGGGTAAATCAGTTTGAAACGGATATGAATTATCATGTGGATAATGAAACCGTGAAGGGTTATCCATATTATCTTGTGGCAATGGAACTGTTCCCTGATAATGCTGAAATTTTGGATTCTGTTTATAAAAAATTGTTTCCTTCGCTTGTTGAAAAGAAAGCTGCACTTGCTGATATTGAAGAATGTGAACGCTTTTTCAAAGCAACGATTATTATTCACAAATTCGATACTATCAGCAATCCGACAGAAGCGGATCAGCTTGAATTGATTCGGATGAAAACGGAACTTGCTGAACTTGGAGAAATTGGAAAATTGAATCAGCGGGTTATCAGGTATTTGTAAACAAGCCTTTTCGGGGGTTGTGGGGATTCCCGCAACCCTTGTTTCATTAAGCGATAGGAGTAGGAGCATGAAAGCAAAAGAGTATTTATCACAAGTTCAGCAGCTTTCAATCAACCTTGAACAAAAAAAGCTGGAATTGCAAGCACTACGGGATGCAGCAACGCATATAACACAGTCTTTCAATCCGGTAAGGGTTCAAAAAAGTTCATCCTATGATAAGGTAGCCGATAACGCAATAGAAATTGCTGATTTGGAAGAAAAGATTCAAAATTCTTTCGTTGAATTGTTTATGAAACGGCATGAAATTATAGCACAGATTCAGCAATTACAGAACCCGAAACACATTGAAATTCTGTATAAGCACTATGTTGAATTCAAACGGCTTGAAGTGATTTCTGTTGAAATGGGTTATACATACCAGTACATTGTTGAATTGCACGGTTACGCCTTGAAAGCCTTTGAAAAGCTGCATAAGGATATTTTACAGATGGAAATACCATAGATGTAGCCAAAGTGAAAAAACCATAGAAAGGACAAGCCAAAATGACAAGATATAAAATTATATTTGAATATGCGGGGGCAAAAGTTATTTGCCATACTACACAGAATGAAATTTCAAAAATTTTGTCTGATCCAACCGTAAAATTGATAAGCGTAAATAAAGTTGGTGGAAAGAAGGAGAAATATCATGGGGAAAATAGGTAAGTTTTCGGTGGCTGATATGAAAAAACTTCAAAAGGATTTGAACAAAATTCAGAATCAAGATAAGCAAAAATTCATTGATGAATGTGCAAAGGAACTTGCTGCCCGTCTTTTAAGTATTTTAATAAAAAATACACTTCCGGGAGAATACCCAAAGAGTTCAGGCAAAAAAGGCGGTACACTTCGCCGGGGCTGGACGGCACAGAGGTCAAAAGGATTTGAAGTAAAACAAGATGGGGATTTATACACGATTGAGATTGTGAACCCGGTTGAATATGCTTCCTATGTGGAGTATGGACACCGAACAGCGGATCATTCAGGGTGGGTTCCCGGAAAATTTGTAATGACACGGGCAGAAGCTGAAATACAAGCACTTGCTCCGAAAGTCCTTGAAGCAAAGATTAAAAAATATCTTGAAGGAATGTTTAAATGATGTTGTATAGTTCTATCACCGGTGAAATATCCGGGGCTTTCGTTTTGCCTTGACT